AATAATCCTGAATATCAAAAAAAATTAGCTGCATTAAAAATAGCTATGGAAAAAGGTAAAGGTGATAAATACAAAGATCAAAAAATTGACCAAGTAAGAGATTATAATGTAGAAAAAAAATCTGAATACAAAATAGATAAAAAAACAGGTAAAAGTTATATAACAAAACCATATGGTGATAGTGGAAAAATATTTAAAAGAGAATATCATTATCCAGGCTACAACACAGGTCATCATCCAAAAGGTCATCTTGTAAGTGAAAATGAAATGTTAGGAAATCTTTATGAAAGATATCCTAGAAAAACTTATGGAAAAAAAGCTCAAAAAATCTACGCAAATTGGGTAAAGTCAAACACTGGAAGAGATGTATCATGGGGAGGTGGATCATATTCTCGTAATAAAAAAACTAACAATAGTGAAAGCGAAAACAAAGGTGATTGGAAAAACGATAACTAATGGCTAAAAAAAAATTTAAAGAAACCAAAGTAGGCCAGTTTTTAAAAAACGCTGCGCCTAATATACTAGACATGGCTGGTGATATTTTACCAGACGCTGGAGTATTTAGTTTAATTAAGAATTTAATAAGTAAAGATACAAAATTACCAGTAGAAGACAAAGAAAAAGCTCTTAAACTTTTAGAGCAAGATATGGTAGAAATGAAAGAAACAACTAAACGTTGGGAGAGCGACATGAAAAGCGACTCATGGCTTTCTAAAAATACGCGACCAATGTGTTTAATTTTTTTATCTATAATGACTATAGCTTTTATATGGGTTGATAGTCATCATGAAATATCTTTTACAGTAGAACAAGAATGGATAGGTTTACTAAAAACTTTAGTGACCACAGTTTACGTAGCCTATTTTGGTTCACGTGGAGTTGAAAAATATAAAACAATAAGTAATAAGTAAAAATAAAAAAAATGGGATTATTTAGAACATCAGATTCATTTATAGGAAGAGCTATGCCTTTAACCGGTTTAGTTGGAGCTCCAAACGCAAGACCTGCTTGGGTTTTTCAAAATCAAACAGGAGATTTAGGAAATTTCTTAGATGGTTCTGTATTATACGTTGGTGCAACTGGAGATATATCAATTATAATGCCAGGAGTTAGTTTAGCATCTGTTAGCTCTCTTAGCATTATAAATGCTGGAACAGGTTATTCAGCAGCGGTAGCTAATTTAGCAACTACAGACTCTAATAATTTATCACAAGGTTTAATAGTAGATATAACTGCAAATGCTGCAACTGGAGCAATAGAAACTGTAACAATTAACACAGCTGGTTCTGGTTACAATGTAGGTGATATAGTTACAATTGTTGAAGGAGGAAGACCAGGTGGATCAATAAATGCAACAGCACGTATAACAGCTGTAAACGAAGGTGTACCGATTGCTGCTCAAGCAATAGAGTTTAAAGGAGTTCAAGCTGGAACAATATTACCAGTAGCTGTAGACTACGTTACATCGCTAACAACAGTGACAGAAGCTGACATAATAGTAGGTAGGTAAATAACTAATATATAGGTGACTATATAACTAAGAACATATATTAACAATTAAATTAAATTAAATGAAAAAAACAGAAGAAAAAATTAAAGCAATGATTAGTGAAGAACAGTTAAAAACTGTTAATGCTCAACAATTAAAATTAAACGAGTCTCTAAGAAAAATTGGTATCTTTGAAATTCAAAAACAAAATGAAGCATCAATAGTTAAAGAAGTTTCTTTAGAAATTGAAGCAACTAAAAAAGAACTTGAAGAAGAGTACGGTCAAGTAAACATAGATCTTTCAGACGGCAGTTATACTGAAGTTGAAAAAAACGATGACAAATAATATTAGAAAGATTAGTATAGGAGCTGACTATAAGTCTGATGCAATGCATTATTCTAATGGTCAGCAAGTATATGGAGGTCATGAAATTTCTCATATTTTATATGAAGAGTCTGACAAGTCTTATAATATATTTATCAAAAAAAATAACGAGATACTACCGTGGAAGAAATTTAATTCTAACATGGCAATATCCGTTGAGTATGATTTAGAGTATTAATGAAAAGTTTGTTTGATTTCATCATACAACCACTAGGTGAAGAGTATGATAATGAAGTTAAAGTTGGAGAGAAATCTTTGATAATTAATACTAGAATAGAAAGTTATAAATCAGTTAATAACTTAGCTGTTATTATTGAAACACCAAAAGCTTTTAAAACTCCAATTAAAAAAGGAGATATAGTAGTTATACATCATAATGTGTTTAGAACGTTTTATGATATGAAAGGTGTTAGAAAAAAAAGTAGATCTCATTTTAAAGATAACTTGTATTTTCTAGCTATAGATCAAGTCTACTTATATAAAAGAGACAAACAGTGGAAGTCATTTGGAGACAGATGTTTTGTAATGCCACTTAAAAATGATAATGATTTAACGCTTGATAAAGAAAAAAAACTTATTGGTATATTAAAAATAGGTAATAGTTCATTAGAAGCGCTTAAAATAAGTCCCGGAGATCTTGTAGGTTATACACCTAATGGTGAATGGGATTTTTTAATAGACGGTCAACGTCTTTATTGTATGAAATCTAATGATATTGTTATAAAGTATGAACACGAAGGAAACGAAGTTGAATATAATCCGAGCTGGGCACATAGCAGTTGAGGAACTTATTAAAGTTGCTAAAGAAGCTATTATAGATTCAAGCGAAGATATATCAGCTGACAGACTTAAAAACGCTGCAGCTACAAAAAAACTATGCATATTTGATGCTTTTGAAATACATAATCGCATTATAGAAGAACAAAATATGTTAGATGAAAAACCTAAAGAAGTTAAAAAAGAAACTACGTTTCGTGGTTTTGCTGAAGGAAGATCTAAATAATGTACAGTCAAACACTATATAAGATATTACCCGATCACGTTAAACCTAAGATTTTTAAACGAATGAATAGGTATAAAAAATGGGAGTATGGATATAACGAAGATCACAATATGGTTGTTATATCTAAGAATGGACAAATAGGAGATATATACGAAATACAAAACCTAATAATAGCTTTACCTAAAGCTGAAGAAATCCATGAGTTCAAAGAAAATAGATGGACACCATTTGACTATCCTAAAGAATTAAAAAGAATTAAAACTGTATTCGACTGGAGAGATTATCCAGAAGAATTTAAAGAAAAATATTACGACTACATTGACAACGAGTTTAAACGCCGCGAAGAAGGCTTTTGGTATATTAATAAAAATATCCCTACTTATCTTACTGGCACTCATTACATGTATTTACAATGGTCGAAGATTGATGTAGGTCAACCAGATTTTAGAGAATCAAATAGATTATTTTTTATATTTTGGGAAGCTTGTCGAGCGGATTATAGATGTTACGGTATGTCATACCTTAAAAACAGACGTTCAGGATTTTCCTTTATGGCATCAGGTGAATGCGTTAATATGGCCACGATATCAACAGATGCTAGATTTGGTATATTATCTAAGTCAGGTGCTGATGCTAAGAAAATGTTTACAGACAAGGTAGTACCAATATCGGTTAATTATCCTTTCTTTTTTAAACCCATACAAGATGGTATGGATCGACCAAAAACAGAATTAGCTTATAGAGTTCCAGCAAGTAAATTTACCAGAAGAAGTATTGTTTCTACTGATAAACCAGAAGATTTAGAAGGATTAGATACGACTATAGATTGGAAAAATACAGGTGACAACGCTTACGATGGAGAGAAGCTTAAACTTCTTGTACACGATGAGTCAGGAAAATGGGAAAGACCAAATAATATTTTAAATAATTGGCGAGTTACAAAAACTACTCTTAGATTAGGATCAAGAATTATTGGTAAATGCATGATGGGATCAACATCAAACGCTTTAGATAAAGGTGGTAGAAACTTCAAAAAACTATATGACGACTCAAATGTTAACAAAAGAAACGCAAATGGACAAACGCGTTCAGGACTCTATTCTTTGTTCATTCCTATGGAGTGGAATTACGAAGGATACATTGACTCTTATGGCTATCCTGTATTCGACACCCCACAAGAAAAAGTGTTTGGACCTCATGGAACTCCAATCAAGCTTGGGGTTATTGAATACTGGAATAATGAAGTAGAAGGTCTTAAAGAAGATCAAGATGGGTTAAATGAATTTTATAGACAGTTTCCACGTACAACAAAACACGCTTTTAGAGATGAATCAAAAGAGTCTTTATTTAATCTAACTAAGATTTATCAACAAATAGATTATAATGAGGATTTAAAAAATTCATTACAAATTACTAAAGGTAGTTTTTCTTGGGAAAACGGAATTAAAGATACTAAAGTTATATTCTCACCTAATAATAATGGTAGGTTTTTAATATCATGGGTTCCACCAATACAATTACAAAACAGAACTATAAAGAAAAACGGTAGAATATATCCAGGCAATGAACACTGTGGTGCTTTTGGATGTGATCCATATGATATATCAGGAACAGTAGACGGAAGAGGTTCTAACGGAGCTTTAAGTGGTTTAACTAAATTTAGCATGGAAGATGTTCCACCTAATCATTTCTTTTTAGAATATATTGCTAGACCACAAAC